CAGGGCAGCATTTTCTATGATGCTGTGTCGGGAATAGCCCTTAAAATAGCCGAGCTGTACACGGACTTAGACCTTGTATTTACACTGACACAGGTGGACACAACAGGGGGCGAGTACCTTGACACGAAAGCAAGCGAGTACGGGCTTACCCGTCATGCGGCTACGCCTGCACAGTACTATTTTGCTTTTACCGGTACTGCTCCCGATGTGGGTGAGAGATTTTTCACGGACGGAGAGTATTTTGTGCTAAAAAAAACGGACAGCGATGTGCTGTATCTTGAGGCTGAAACAACAGGGTCGGGAATGAACAACATTGATAGCGGAACGGCTGCTGTACCTGTGAACAACATCGAGGGGCTTACATCTGCCACATTCGGTGCTGTCATGCAGTACGGTACTGACACCGAGGACGATGAAAGTTTAAGGCAACGTGTGCGTGAGAAGATAGGAGGACCCGCCGAAAACGGCAACAAGCAGCACTATAAAACGTGGTGTGAAAGCTATGACGGCGTGGGGAAGGCACGAATATTTCCGCTGTGGAACGGGGCGAACACAGTCAAGGCAGTGCTTATCAATCCTTTGGGTCTGCCCTGCTCGCCTGAGCTTGTGGCGGCTGTACAAGCGTACATTGACCCTGCGGATAACGGTTATACTGCTACCGTGGACGGCGTCACATACGTTGTCGGAGACGGTCTGGGCGAAGGCGCAGCAAACTTAGGAGCGCACTTTACGGCAGCATCTGCGCTGCCACTGACTGTGAGCGTGAGCTTTACAGCGGAGCTTGCAAGCGGTTACACTTTGGCAGATGCTAAAACGGAATTTGAAACAGCAATGACAGCATATCTGAAAAATATGGTGCTTACCGCCGAAAGTCCCACCGATGTAGTTGTGAGAGTGTCAAGCGTGGGCGCTCTGATAACCGCTATGAAGTCGGTACTGGACTATAGCTCCCTCGCACTTAACGGTGATACGGGGAATATTGCACCCGGAGACAATAGTGTGCCTGTACTTGGGGAGGTGACAGTAAATGCCCCAACTGCTTAATAACTATTATGACACTACATACGAGGAAATAGTGAATTACGTTCCCGATTACTACACCGAGGTCAAGGAAATGCAGGCGGTCTACAAAGCCGAGGGGGATCTTCTTAATGACATCAAAGACGGAATAGAAAAGGTATTTGGAGACTGCTTCATCGACAGCGCAGATGAAGCAACTGTTGCCAAACTGGAACAGTTCCTAAATATTCATATGCACGAAGAAAGAAGTCTTGAGGACAGGCGGAGGCTTGTAAAATCCTATTTCGTGGGCGCAGGCAAAATGTCCGCTTCCCTGCTATCGGACATTATAGGCACATACACGGGAGCTAAGAGTCAGTGCAGATTTGAGCCATGCGATATAGAGGGTAACAACGCTCTTTACATCGACACGGAAAGAGGCGCAGAAACGAATTTCTACGCAAGTGACATCATGGAACTGATAAGAGCCAAACTGCCTGCGCACATTCCCTTTGAGTTCGATGTGGTGTATGAAAACGAGGTGCAGGTAAGCAATGAGATAGTATTCGGCTATCCGATGATTGCAACCTGTGGTGAGCTTTTATGCGGTCAGGAGGTGACAGCTTTATGACGATATGGAACGAGACATTCCTTGATAAGATAAGGAATTATTGGAAAGGCATGATTGACAAAGTACAGCTTCAGACTGGTGAAAGCGCATGGGCTGACCTTGAAATAGTTGAAAAGACCATCGAAGGCAATGCTATAACGGTGTTCTGCCGTGTACCTGATGTGCAGTTCACGGCGGTGAACATCAGGGTGATAGATACTGACGGAGATGTGGCAGGCGCAACGCCCGAAAGTATTGCTAAAACGAGCGATGATACGTTTTATATGACGTTTAAATTTAATTTAACGCAGATAAGCGAATGAAAGCGAGGTAATTATTATGGGAAAATACGGTGCAGGTGCAAGCATGAAAAGTGTGCTTGAAACGGAAATGAAAGAGATACAGGCTGTGCTTCAAAAATATGATATGTCCGATGAGGATAAAAAAATAATAATAAACGCTTACAAAGAAGTCGCTTATCAATGGTGCAGCAGCAACGCTAATGCGTGTGCTTGTGAAAAACAGATCACGGCAGCGATCGGACTTGAAAAGCAAATGAAGTACATAAATATTTCAAGTCCCGAATTTAATAATGCTGTTTATATTAAGATGAAAGAAACTTATCCGTGGTTTGATGATGAAGACGATGATTGAAAAAAGAAAGCGAGGTAATTATTATGTTGAAAGCAGACAAGACCTACACCGCAAACGGCGTAAAAGTCAATGAATTTTTGCTGACAAAGCACAACGATAACGGGATTGATATGCCCGAAAACAGAACAGGACTTGTGGGCATTACGGTACATAACACGGATAAGATCAGCGTATCAGGTACAACGATGAGTGAACAGTACACAAGGGCTACATATAACGGTAACATGGGAGATGTAAGAGTGCATTTTTACGTTGACGATAAAGAAGCGTGGCAGAATCTCCCACTTGAATCCGCAGGGTGGCACGCTGCGGACGGTGCCGGTGACGGCAACATGAAAACTATCGCCATTGAGTGCATCATGGACGGTTCGGGGAGTGCTTCGAGCAAAAAAGCTGAGGACAACTGTGCAAAGCTCGTGGCTTATCTTCTGGACAAGTATCAGTTAGCGGACTATGCTATATACTCACACAACCATTGGTACAGTGCTAAGTATTGTCCTGCGTACATACTGCCACACTGGGACAATTTCAAGGCTAAGTGCATTGCTTACAGGGTGAAAAATGCGACAACAGCCAAAAATATCCTCGACAGTGACGGCTACAAAAAAGGCAGTTCCACCATCGGCAGTTTAGCCGTGAAAGAACTGCTGCTTTTGGCGAAAGCAAAAGGGCTGCACAGCTACGGAATTGACGAAACGAAAACTTTCGGGGACAACACGGTGAGGTGTATCAACTACTTTTTGAGAAAGTGGGGATATGATGAAAACGGTGTTGCAGGGGAGAGGTTTATTAAGAAGCTTGCGAGCGAGATAAGAAAGAAGGCGTGATCATGGATAAGATAAGCAAGGCAACAGGCTTTTTCTCGGCGTGGATATGTGCAGCTCTTTCATTCTGTTTCGGCAGTATGGACGGGCTTTTGATAGCACTCATAGCACTTATGGCTATAGATTATATCACAGGTGTGATAAAAGCAGGGGTAAATCATGATCTGTGCTCCGGTGTGGGATTTAAGGGCGTAGCAAGGAAAGTCCTTATACTGGCTCTTGTGGCAGTTGGTAATCTCGTTGATGTACATATTATCGGAGACGGGTCACTTTGTAGGTCCTTAGTGATCGGATTTTACATAGCAAACGAGGCACTGTCTATTATTGAAAATGCTATCGGGTTGGGGCTGCCTGTTCCCGAAAAGCTCGTTAAGATAATCAGGGAACTAAAAGATAAGAATGATAAAGACGAAAAATAAAAAAAGGGGAGCAATCTGCTCCCCCCTTTTTTTTAGTTCTTGCATTTCCAGACAATAAAATCTGATAGTGTCATGCCCTCTTTGGTAGCTTTTTCCTTGATCAATTTAAGGTCGGCAGCAGTAAGGGAAATTGAAGTCGTTGTTTTCTCACTGCTTTCATCGACTGCACCGAAAATCCTTTCGTACTCGTCGCCGTCAAGGTGCTTCTCTGCCCACTCCTGCGCCTGCTTTAGTGTGAGAGGGCGTATGTTCTCTCCCCAGCCTGAGCTATTGCCGCTGCTTGATGCGTACTTACTGAGTGCTCCGCCTTCTCCGTGAAGGAAGTACTCGCCTGATCGCTTGCGGTAAAGGTCTTCAGAGCAGTACTGAAAATCGCTCGTAAAATGCCCGTTGTCCCATGTGCCTACTCTCTCTGCGGTGTCTGTGTCGTATCTTTTTCCGTTGATTATCTTTTTCATAACGTTATCCTTTCTGCCGCCGAACAGGCGGTCTTTTTTTATATTTAATTACAGCTCTACGTAACCGATTACATTAGCACCATAACCGTTACTTCCTAAGATTACTTCGTTTTCGTCCTCGCCGTATTCGGAGGAATTATCTGCTATCAATACTATCACGTTACCTATATAGTTGTTTCTGCACTGTTCATATCTGCTCATTATTTCTTCATTTTCAAACCACTCGATAACCCCTATGCCGCAAGTGCCGTTAAGTTCTTCGCCAGTGTCCTCGTTATCTATCCAGTTATGAGAGCAATCGAGGTATTCACGTCCCGATTCAATAACTTCTGTATCATGTTCTGTGATGTTCCTGAATGCGTAGTAGTTATATTTTCCGTTTTCAAGCTCGTTCATTATTTCTTCTATGGTAGTAAATCTTTTCATAATGTTATCCTTTCCGTACCTTCGTGGTGTCTGCCGTTTCCTTTCCTTTACTGTATCTATATTATAACATACATTTATATAAAAGTCAATATTATATATAAAAATTATTGCACAAATTTAAAAGTTGACTTTTATATAAAAGTTATAAAACCGCTCGGGATTTGATAAGGCTCTCGGGCGGTTTTTGTGTATAATTGGTATATGATAACAAATACTTATATCCTAATTATACATAAAAAATCATGTAAAATAGACCATTACGCTAAGGTCTGAATTTCTGTTATTATTACACATCTTTTGGGTCTTGTGATAAACTATCTTACTGCACACGCTTTTCAAAAGTCGATTCTTTTCATCTGCGTTTGCACTTTCAAATCGGTCGATCACATTATTAAGTTTGGTTATAACGCTATCAATGGATTCTGCTTTTTCTTCTTCCGCCTCCACTTCTTTAATTGCGGTCTCCACCTTGTTGATGTCGCTTTTTATTTTCTCGGAACGTTCCAAAAAGGTGTTTAAATCGTATATCTCCTGTTCAAGCAGATCATGAAGTTTGGAAAGCTGCTTTTTTAGTTTTTCATGTTCTCTTACAAGGGGTGTGCGTTTATCTATTTTGATTATCTTTTCTGTTGAGTTGATACTTTTTAGGCTCTCCAATTCTTCTAACCTATATCTTATTGCGGAAAGTACAGCCTCATTCACGTTTTCTATTTTTGAACTTACGACCTTTCCCCTGCATTCGGCATAGGTGCAAAGCATATGCTCATAGCCGCCTATACTTCTTCGGCGCATTTGATGTCCGCAGTTCTCGCAGTAGAGTACTTTGTTATAATAGTTTTTTACAGTCTTGTTGTTAGGCGTTTGAACGGCAGGGCTGTTTTTTCTTTTATTTTGAACTGCATAAAAAACATCTTCGGATATTATTGCGTCATGCATTCCTTCGTACAGTGTATCACCGCTGGATTTAGTCTGCCAGCGTACTTTGCCTATGTACAGAGGGTTGGATAGTATCTTTTTAATGCTGGGTGCTTCCCAAAGGTCACGTTTCTGCGGCTTTACGCCCATTTTATTGAGTTCTCTTGCGATCGCTTTAGCACCGCTGCCTTTGAGGTACATATCGAATATCAGCTTTACGATCTCCGCCTGCTCTGGGATCACTTCAAGAGTATGTACCTTGTGGTCAGGATTTATTTTTTTGTAACCGAAAGGGTCACGCTGTCCGATATAATTGCCCTCTTTGACCGCTGCCAATCGACCTGCCTGCATACGGCGTTTTATGGTCTTGTATTCACGCCTTGACATAAACAGGGCAAATTCAAAATATTCTTCATCAAATTCGTTGTCGGGGTCGTAAGTCTTTATTGGTGTGATGATCTTTGTGTCGGAATTTTTGAACGCCTGAGCAACAATGCCCTGATCTATGGTATCACCTCTCGCTAAACGCTCCACTTCCATAACCAGTACGCCTTCATAGCTGCGTTTTTCCACATCGGACAAAAGAGCCTGCATCTGAGGACGGGCGGCAATGCTGTCACCGCTGACTATTTCTTCATAGACTTTCACTATGGGCAGCTTCTGCCGTTTGGCAAGCTCCGTGAGAGCTGCACGGTGGCGAGCCAATGTCTCGCCCTCTCCCCGTGCCTCTGCTTCCGCATCAGCACGGGATTTTCGGAGGTAAATTGCGTAGTTTGACATATACATCACCTGACATTCAGTTTTGCTTCCAGTGCCTCACGCAGTACTGCGGAAAAGTTGATGTTCTCTTTTACTGCCATGTCGTTGAGCCATGTGGGAAGCGTTAGAGTCTTTTTGACAGGCTTATTTTTCATGTTCTCTCTGAATGACGGCATAAAAACGTCGATAAGCATTAAACATTGGTTTTTCTCGCATTCGATGTTATTGACCTTGCTTGGTTCGGGTATTTCTTCATGATCCTGTTCCATACCGAAAATGTGGAGTTTAAGAGCTTCCTTTGCGTTTTCAACAGCCTTTTCCACAGTATCACCGCATGGAAGGCAACCGGGAAGATCGGGAAACTCGACGGACACTCCGTCGTCTGCTATATCGAATACGGCAGGGAAAATATAACTATCTTTCATTTACAACAACTCCTTTTTATTTCAGGGGTCATTCAAATATGACCCCTGATTGCTTGGAAATACTTTTTAATGTTTTCTGCGGTATATCTTTGACAGGATGAGTTAATGTTACTCTCCCCGGCTTTGTTGGGTGTTTCAGTTGGTGATGATCTCCCACGCAGCTGACTTCGTACCAACCGTCTGCTTTCAACATTTTAAGCACTTCCCTCGATGAATAACTTTTCATGTTCTTCACCTCTGTATATATTATAGCGCGTATTTGTATACGTGTCAACATAAATACCATACAAAAATAATGCACCTTTGTTGTGCATTATTTTTTTTGTTTACTTATGCCACGTTACTATTATCCTGCACCTTTTTCATTAGCCTGTTGTTCTCGCTCCCACTGTTCAAGAAGCTCACCGGAAACTGCTGTTTGCCGTGTTTTGGCAAGTTTCTCGGCTAATTGTTCGTCATCATCTTCGCCCTCGCCCACAAGCTCTTTCATCACTTTTAAAAGCATTGCCCTCACATTCTCAGGCAGTGACATATACTTTTTCAGCATCTCGTCTTCATCGGTTTTCTTTAAATTCAAGTCAAGATACGGATCCGCTTTCGGCTCTCTGCCTAAAAGGTAGTCGGTGGTTACGCCGTAGAAGTCGGCGAGCTTATTTAGCGCTTTACAACCAGGCTCACTTGTTCCTCGCTCATAACTTTGATATGCATTTGTTGTTAAATTAAGAACTTTTGCAACATCAGCTTGTGTTATTCCCTTTTCTTTTCGTAGTGCTTTTAATATATCAGATATTGTATTTTCCATTTTCTCACCTCCTGTATATTTATAATACCAAAAAAATTGGTGTTTGTCAATTACAAATTTTCAATTAACCAAATATATTGGTAGTTTATCACGAATAACACCAAATAATATTGTATATCTTACCGAAATTACCTTCTAAAACCAAAATAATTGGTTCTAATGGTTGACAAATACCAAATATATTGGTATAATATAACTACAGTAAAACACATGATAAAGTGATTGCTGAATAAGACGGCAGATGTCGGAAAGGAGTCAGGTTATGGACGGTATGACAGACAGACAATTTGAAAAAGACCGTGAAACGCTGCTTTTGCTGATTTTGGAAATGCTCAAAAACAGCAAAGACCTTACGGAACTGGAAATAAAAATAAAAGCCTTACTTCCGAGAAAGTAAGACCTTTACACAAACAAGTAAAAGATCGGGCGGTATCTGCCACCGTCCTTTCAATTACATACACACATTATATCACAAACCAAGGCAGATGTCAAGAAAGGACGTGATCTTATGACAGATACACAGTTAAAAACCAAAAACGAGGTTGAAAAGTTCAGGAAGTACAGTAGCAGGCTATCTCCTGCGAATATGGCACTTCTGGACAGTCTGTTAAATACCGTTGCCGCTTTGGTGGCGATGAGTAAGGAAAGGAAAAAGGTAAGGAAATGAACGAGATCAAAATTTTTGAAAACCCCGAATTCGGAAAGGTAAGAACAGTTCAGGTAAACGGTGAAGTATGGCTTGTGGGCAAGGATGTTGCTGAGGCTCTGGGATACAGCAACAGCAGAAAAGCACTTGCCGATCACGTTGATGATGAGGATAAGAATACCGTAACGATTCGTGACGGAAATAAAGGCAATCCAAATCAGGTCGTAATCAACGAAAGCGGCATTTACTCCCTTGTGCTTTCAAGCAAGCTCCCGACAGCAAAGAAGTTCAAACGCTGGGTCACAAGCGAAGTCCTGCCCTCGATCAGAAAACACGGAGCGTATATGAACGATGAAACGCTTAAAAGAGCTATCTTAGAACCCGATTTCCTAATAAAGCTTGCAACGGAACTGAAAACCGAAAAGGAACAGCGGAGACTCCTTGAAGAAAAGATAGACAGCGACAAGCCGAAAGTTATCTTTGCCGATGCTGTTTCAGCTTCAAAGTCAACTATCCTTATCGGCGACCTTGCAAAGCTCATCAAGCAGAATGGCGTTGACATGGGGCAGAAAAGGCTTTTTGAATGGCTGCGTGAAAACGGCTACCTCATCAAGCGTCAGGGGTCTGACAGGAATATGCCCACACAAAGAAGCATGGAGCTTGGACTTTTCGAGGTCAAAGAAACGGCTGTGACACACTCGGACGGACACACAACAGTCAGCAAGACACTGAAAGTGACAGGCAAAGGGCAGGAATATTTTGTCAATAAGTTTCTGACGGACGGGAGTGAATGAAGATGACGGAAAATGACTTGAAGCTGTTTCACGAAGCGTATGAAGCTATAACAAAAGAAGCCGTACCAAAGGATGCAGCCTTTAGCACGGCGGAGAAGGCGTTTATAATAGCCGCCTATCAGTTTCTCAAGAGAAAAAGCATTAAATCTTAATTCCCTGTTTTGCAAGCTCTTTTGAAAGCTCGTTGTGATAAATTTCCAAAAGGTAACAACCATAATCCATGAGAAGCTTGTTATGCTCAGCTAAATCGTTCAGCTTCTCATCTTCAATTACAAGAAAATTACTCTTTTTACCTTCGGATATATCATTTGCAACTTTCTTAGATGCTTCAAGCGCTATTTTTGAAAAATCCATAATTTCACCTCCTTTCTGTTTTTAATTATAGCAGAAAGAGCGTGAAAAGACAAGACAACAGGAGTGAATGAAGTGACACTAAAAAAACTGCACAAGCAGATAAACAAGTCGAGCAACAAAAAAATACTCCGCCAACAGATGGTGCTACTGGCAGAGTATTCAAGAGTTCCCGAAGCAAAGGGACACAGAGTATCAGCTTCCTACGGTGTACTGGCAATATACCGTGAATTAGTCAAAGCTAAATGTAGGCTTGCTGTCCTGTTTGCGTGTCTTGGCGTACTCGGCGGCTTGCTTTACGGTATCAGCGTAAAGTTCATAAAGCTGTTCAAGAGTAAGTGAGGAAATGTCTTTGCTTTTGAGGAGATGATGAGGGCAAAG